GGGAAGTTATTGAATTTCCGGCTATTTTGCCCACCGGGAACCCACTTTGGCCTGAATTTTGGTCAATGGACGAGCTTACTGCTCTAAAAGAGGAGCTTCCTAACCCGAAATGGCAAGCTCAGTACCAACAATCGCCTACATCAGAGGTTTCAGCCATCGTAAAACGCGAATGGTGGCAGACATGGGAAGAAGAAGGGCCACCTTATTGTGATTTTGTACTACAATCGTGGGATACGGCGTTTGAAAAGACAACTAGGTCGGATTATTCTGCGTGTACAACGTGGGGGGTGTTCTACCAAGAAGATCCTGACACAGGAAAGACAGAAGCGAATATAATTTTACTTGACGCATTCAGAGATAGGCTGGAGTTTCCAGCGCTTAAACGCAAAGCACTAGAACAGGTTGATGAATTTAATCCTGATTCAATAATTATAGAGAAGAAAGCGTCCGGTGCTCCGCTTATTTATGAAATGCGTGCAATGGGTATACCTGTGCAGGAGTTTACCCCTGTAAAAGGTAACGACAAGATCACTAGGCTCAACGCAGTGTCAGATATGTTTGCGTCTGGTAGAGTATGGGCACCGCCTACACATTGGGCGGAAGAAGTAATTGATGAAGTTGCGTCGTTCCCTGCGGGGGAGCATGACGATTATGTTGACTCGGTATCCTTGGCACTAATGCGGTTCAGAAAAGGTGGATATCTCCGTGCAACATTGGATGAAGAAGAGGAAGAACGTACTTTTAGAAGGTTCTCACCAGGATATTATTAAGGATAGAAAAAATGGCTACAAACTCTATAGATAAAGCAGTAAACCAAGCACCAATGGGTATAGGAGACACAGATGGTATGGGTGGACTGTCCATGCCGGAGAACTTGGAGGCTGATCTTGAAATAGAGATTGAAGATCCTGAAAGCGTCACTATATCGACTCCTGATATGGAGATTGTTATTGATCCTGATGCTATTGACCCCGATGAATTTGGAGCTAACTTAGCAGAAGAGTTTGACCCGCAAGAACTACAAACCATAGCAAGTGATTTACTTGGTGATTTTGAAGAAGACTTAGCATCTCGAAAAGACTGGATGCAAACTTATGTAGATGGTCTTGAGTTGTTAGGTATGAAAGTAGAAGAACGTACAGAACCTTGGCCTGGTGCTTGTGGTGTTTATCACCCACTCTTATCCGAAGCATTGGTTAAGTTCCAAGCCGAAACTATGATGGAAACCTTTCCAGCGGCTGGCCCTGTAAAAACACAGATCATTGGTAAAGAAACAAAAGAGAACAAAGCGGCAGCTAAACGGGTACAGGATGATATGAATTATCAGCTGACCGACAAAATGCCTGAGTACAGAGCCGAGCATGAAAGAATGCTATGGGGCCTAGGACTGTCTGGTAATGCGTTTAAGAAGGTCTATTACGATCCATCCCTCAAACGTCAAGTTTCTGTTTATGTCCCATCAGAAGACGTTGTAGTGCCTTACGGAGTGTCTGATCTTAGGACATCGCCGCGTGTCACCCATGTCATGCGTAAAACTCCTAATGAAATGCGACGTTTGATGCATGCAGGGTTTTACCTCGATATAGAGTTACCAGAACCACAGAATACGTTTGATGAGATTGAAAAGAGTATCGCTGAAAAGATGGGCTTCCGAGCTTCTTCTGATGACCGATACAAAATGCTGGAAATACAATGTGATCTAGATCTTATGGGGTACGAAGATGTAGAGGACGGAAAAGAGACAGGTATTGCCCTGCCGTACATTGTTACTATTGAGAAGCAAACAGGGCAGATACTAGCTATTAGACGTAACTGGAGATCAGAGGATGATACCAAACAGAAAAGAAATCATTTCGTTCACTACCCTTATATTCCAGGGTTTGGTTTTTACGCTTTTGGTCTTATTCACCTTATTGGTGCTTTTGCTAAATCTGGGACTAGCATTATTAGGCAGCTTGTTGATGCTGGTACTCTCTCCAATCTGCCTGGTGGTTTTAAAACTAGAGGGCTTAGAGTTAAAGGCGATGATACGCCGATAGCTCCAGCTGAGTTTAGAGATGTTGATGTAACTAGCGGAACAATAAAAGATAACATTATGACGCTCCCGTATAAGGAGCCGAGTCAGGTGCTATATACACTGCTAGGTAACATTGTAGAAGAAGGACGTAGGTTTGCTTCAGCTGCTGACCTTAAACTTAGTGACATGTCAGGACAGGCTCCTGTAGGTACGACACTAGCCATACTAGAGCGCACGTTGAAAGTCATGAGTGCAGTACAGGCGCGGATTCACTACTCTATGAAAGAGGAGTTCAAACTCCTTAAAGGGATTATCCGTGACTACACACCAGATGAATACTCTTACGAACCAATAGAAGGTTCAGACCGTGCAAAGGGTTCCGACTATGACATGGTTGATATTATTCCTGTGTCAGATCCAAACGCTGCAACAATGGCGCAGAAAGTTACGCAGTATCAAGCAGTGTTGCAGATGGCAGCGCAAGCTCCACAGCTATACGACCTACCGTACCTACATCGTCAAATGCTCGAAGTGTTAGGAATTAAAAATGCCCAGAAGCTGGTACCAATGGAAGATGACCAGATACCGCGTGACCCAGTGTCAGAAAATATGGATGTCCTTAGAGGAAAGCCCGTTAAAGCATTTATTTATCAAGATCACGAGTCCCATATTACGGTTCATATGTCAGCTATGGAAGACCCGAAACTAATGGCATTAGTACAACAAAGCCCTATGGCAAAACAAATGGGTGCAGCCTTAGCCGCACACATACAAGATCACTTAGCTTTTGAATATCGCAAACAGATTGAAAAAGCTGCGGGTGTTCCATACCCTGCTCCAAACGCTGAAATGGATGAAGATACAGAAGTTGAAATTTCTCGACTCGCTGCGGCAGCCGCTCAACAAGTACTACAAGGAAACAAAGCAGAAGTGGCACAACAGAAAGCGCAACAAGCTGCAAAAGATCCAATCGTTCAAATGCAACAACAAGAGTTGCAAATCAAACAACAAGAAGCACAAACGAAACAACAGAAAATTGCTTTGGATGCGTCAGAAAAGATGGATCGTTTGCAACTGGAGAAAGACCGTATCGCTTCTCAAGAGCGTATTGCAGGTATGCAAGTCGGAGCCAGAATTGCTACAGACGAAGCGAATCTAACTGCTAAACAACAAGAAGCTAAGCTGCGTATGGGTATTGACATGGCTAGAGAAATATCTAAAGAAGACCAAACAATGCAGCAAGTGCAACAGAATCAGCAACAACCAAGAAAGGAAGATGAGTGAGTCAAGCTAACGACGTCCTAAATTACCTTACTACTAGGGTAGATGGAGAATTAGCGAACATAGAGCAGGACTTAGCAGTAGGCCACGCTAAAGACTACGCGGAATACAAACACACATGCGGAATCTATAGAGGGCTATTACTGGCGAAAAACATAATAACCGAAACATTAGAAAGGATGGAAACTGACAATGAGTGAACTTCTTATCGGCACGAACCCCGATAATCCAGAAGAAGCAACGGTACTACCTGATACTGCTGAGCGTAAAGCTAAGCAACTACCAGAACCCTCTGGTTATCGCATTTTGTGCGCAATTCCCGACAAAGAACAAGAGTATGAAAGTGGCCTCGCTAAAGCAGACATTACTATGACTAACGAGGAGTTACTGACTACTGTTTTATTTATTATGAAGATGGGGCCGGATTGTTATAAAGACAAAGACCGTTTCCCAAGTGGGGCTTGGTGTAAAGAAGGGGATTTTGTCCTTGTTCGACCACACGCAGGTACCCGTTTAAAAATTCATGGTAAAGAATTTCGGATCATTAACGACGATAGTGTTGAGGGGGTTGTAGAAGATCCTCGTGGCATATCGCGTAGTTAGGAGAGGGTTATGGCAGAAGCTGAGAAAAAAGTAGAACAGGAAGAAGTAGATTTTGAAATAGAAGGTGAAGAGCAAGAAGTAGAACTCAAAGTTGAAGATGATACTCCTGAAGCAGACCGTAATAGGTCTCCAATGCCTAAAGAAATAGTTGAAGACTTAGAGAAAGATGAGTTAGATAACTATTCAGACGGAGTAAAAGAACGTTTCAAGCAGATGAAAAAGGTGTGGCATGATGAACGCCGTGCTAAAGAATCTGCGCAACGCGAGCAACAACAAGCGGTAGAAATGGCTAAAAAAGCTATGGAGGAAAACAAAAAACTCCAAGAAGAAGCTAAAAAAGGCCGTGAAGCGTATTTAAATACCGCTAAAAAATCTGTTGAATACGAGACTGAAATGGCTAAACGAGCCTATAAAGACGCGTATGAATCAGGTGATACGGACTCTATTGTTGACGCTCAAACTAAACTTTCTGATGCAAATTTCAGAAGACAGCAAATTGAAAGTTATCGACCTCCTAGACAAGAGGAGGGAAATAGTGTAAATAGTACATCAACTGAAGCTGTTAAGCCTCAACTAGACTCTAAGACAATGGCGTGGCAAGAGCGCAATACTTGGTACGGGTCTGATGAAGAAATGACTGCGGCGGCCCTAGGGTTTCACCAAAAGTTAGTTCGACAGAAAGGCGATGCTTACGTAGGTTCAGATGATTATTGGTCGGACGTTGACAACACAATGCGCCGCAGATTCCCTGAGTATTTTGGGGAAGACAATTCTACGGACGGGGGCGGCAAGCCTGTTCGTGCAGAAAACAAACCCGCCACAGTGGTTGCACCAGCATCCCGAAGTACATCTTCCAAACGGATCGTACTAAAGCAGTCACAGGTAGCGCTAGCTAAAAAACTTGGCTTGACACCTGAACAATACGCTAAAGAACTTAGGAGATTGGAGAACCAAAATGGCTAATAATAGTAAAGATACTAGACTTGCACGCGAATTAGAATCACGCGATACACAGGAACGACCAAAACAATGGGTACGACCTGAAGTACTTCCAGAACCAAACCAAAAACCTGGATTTACGTACCGCTGGGTTCGGGTTGCGATGTTAGGCCAACAAGACCCACGTAACGTCTCGTCCAAAATGCGAGAAGGCTGGGAACCTGTTTTGGCTAGCGAACAACCACATTTACAAATGCTTGTTGACCCCAGTAGTCGTTTCAAAGACAACATTGAGGTCGCGGGTTTGTTGCTTTGCACGATGCCTGACGAGATGGTTGAGCAACGTAGAGAATACTTTGCGGAACAAAACCAAAGTCAAATGGACTCTGTAGACAACAATTTTATGAGAGAGAATGATCAAAGAATGCCTTTGTTCAAAGAAAAGCGTTCAACTACATCATTCGGTAAAGGTAAATAAATTTTTTTTAGAGAGGTTATAACATGGCTACTGTAGCTGCCCCTTATGGGCTTCGGCCTATTAATCGGGTTGATGGCATGCCTTACGCTGGTGCAACAGATACTTTTCTGATTGATCCAGCTGGTGAAGCCACCAACATTTTTTATGGACAAGTCGTTATCATTGGCGCTGACGGGTATATCGCCCTATCAACCGCTACTGGTGCTGACATTACTACTAACAACCTTGGCGGTTCTGGCGTAGGTGCTATTGGTGTGTTTGTTGGTTGCGAGTATATTAATGCTCAAGGTCAAGTACTCAACGCTCAATACTACCCATCAGGAACTTCTAACGGTGGAGAAATTAAAGCTAAAGTGATTACTGACCCATCTGTAGCTTTCCAAGCTCAATTAGATGGTTCTGGTGCACAAACAGTTTTGGGTAATAATACATTCTTCGCTGCTGCACAGAGTACATCTACTGGTAGTACTGCTACTGGTAACTCTACAAGTGCTTTGGATGCTACTGTTCAAACAGCAGCCGCTGCCTTCCGTATTGTAGGTTTTGTCTCCGAACCAGGTGACGCATTTACAGACGTTTTGGTAAAGTTTAACCCCAGCGCCCATTCATATGGCAATAACGTTGGATTATAAGGAGATATGTAAATGGCTATTTCACGCGCCCAACTACTGAAGGAACTCCTTCCAGGGCTTAACGCTTTATTTGGCATGGAGTATGCTAGATACGGTGAAGAGCACAAGGAGATTTTTGAAACTGAAACTTCCGAGCGTTCATTTGAAGAAGAGACAAAGCTATCCGGCTTCGCAGCAGCACCTGTGAAGGATGAGGGTAACTCTATCGCTTACGATAATGCACAAGAAGCTTGGACTGCTCGCTATAATCACGAAACCATTTCGCTTGGTTTTTCTCTTACTGAGGAAGCCATTGAGGATAACTTGTATGACTCATTGTCATCTCGTTACACCAAAGCTTTGGCTCGTGCTATGGCATTCACTAAGCAAACTAAAGCCGCAGGAATTTTGAACAATGGTTTTACTGCTGGTGCAAACGGTGGAGATGGAGTACCTCTTTTCTCTACTGCACACCCACTAGTTTCTGGTGGTACAAACAGTAACACTCCCGCTGTTCAAGCTGACCTCAACGAGACTTCTCTAGAGGCGTCTGTTATCCAAATTGCTGGATGGACAGACGAGCGCGGTCTATTGATTGCTGCTAAGCCACGTAAACTTGTTGTTCCACCAAACCTAATGTTTGTTGCTACTAGACTCCTAGAGACTGAAGGGCGACCTGGCACGGCGGATAACGACATTAATGCACTTGCAAACAACGGTTCTATCCCAGAGGGTTACACAGTTAACCATTTCTTGACAGATACCGATGCTTGGTTCCTTACAACTGACGTACCAAATGGTCTAAAGTACTTCGTTCGTTCGCCTATGGCTAACTCTATGGACGGGGATTTTGATACAGGTAATGTTCGTTATAAGGCTCGTGAACGATACTCTTTCGGGTGGTCTGATCCACTTGGAATGTTCGGCTCACAAGGCGCATAACAAAGCAACAAGGGAAGGGGGGTTACAAGCCCCCCTTTTTTAATCTATACTGTACGTACTAGGATACATATAACTTATATTGACTGACCTAGCAGACTTAATAGAGACGATATAAGAAGTGCTATTACACGAAAGGATTTAAAATGGCTACTACTACTTTTTCTGGGCCACTACGCGTTGGTAAAGCTCAACAAGTTGTTAATGCACAACCTGCCGGAGCAGTTAGGCTCGTTGTTGAAGCAAATTTACCAGACCCTACAGCAGCAGTTACAACAGATTTACGTCGTAGCAGCAGTGCTACAGGCCCATCTGCGTTACCAGTTATTCTCCCAGCAAACGCTATTATTACTAGGGTTGAAGGTATCGCACAAGCTACAGGCGGTACAAACCCAACATTTGATCTAGGTTGGATTGAGGTTAAAGCAGTTAATCCTGCTTCTGACACAGATGGAATTATTGATGATGGTGATGCTGATGTAGGTAACTTTGGAATAGCTTTTGCAGAAGCCACCGCTGGTGACGATATGGGGTTTACAATGAGTTCTAATTACCCTGTAAAACTTACAGGTGGTGTAGGTGCTTCAGCTGCTACGGGTGGATCTATTACATTACGTATTTTCTACCACGTATACGATCCTACATTTGGTACTGATGGTAGCGGATCTTAATAGGAGATAGCTCATGCAATATGATGTAAAGTCAGTACATTTAACTTCTACAGGTGTTGCTTATGCTGCTCGAACCCGTATAAAAACTGTGTATTACACAGTTAAAACAGTACCCGCAAACGCAGCTGATATTGTTGATATGACGTTTTTTGACAATGCAGGAGCAGCTTCTGGTACTCAGGTTCTTAGGCTATCTAACAGTGTAGTAGGCCAAAATATTGTAGATGTTCCGGGTGAAGGTATTATATGTGAAAACGGTATTTCTATTAATATTGGCACTGCTGAATCTGTAACTTTGTTTTTTGGGTAGATACTGTGGGAAATTGACCTGCCTAGATGGTGGGTCAATTCTTATATTAAGGTTATGTGATGCGTAGAAAACTAGATAAAAAATCTATGGCTTGTAATAAGCCGAGAAGAACTCCAGGGCATCCAAAAAAATCTCACGCTGTGAAAGCATGTGAGGGCGGTACAGAAAAAATTATTCGATTTGGGCAGAAAGGCGCTAGTACAGCGGGGAAACCTAAAGCTGGTGAATCTGCACGTATGAAGGCTAAGCGTAAATCATTTAAAGCTAGACACGGAAAGAACATAAAGAAGGGCAAGATGTCAGCTGCTTATTGGGCTGATAAAGTAAAGTGGTAACACAACCTAACAAGGATTGATATGGCTGAAAAGACGAGCAAAGGATATGTTAAACCCGGAACAGGAGAAGGATCTGGCGGTTTGACGGACGCAGACGGTAACCCTGTTATGACTGAAACTCAAAAAGAAATGGAAAAAGAACGAGAAGCAAGAAATAAGATGTTAGAAATGGCAAGAAAAAAACGCATGCAAGATACAACAGAAAACAAAGCTTACGGCGGTAAAGTAAACAAAATGGCTGATGGTGGCATGCCTATGGTTAAAAAAGATGGGAAAATGGTTCCTACGTTTGCTGCTGACGGTGTAGGTAAAATGTCTTACGGCGGTAAAGTCAAGAAGATGGCTGATGGTAAGATGGTTACAAAGAAAAAGAAAACCGCAAAAGTAGCAAAACGCAGAGGCGACGGTTGCGCAGTTAAGGGTAAGACTAGAGGAAGGATGGTTTGATATGGGTATGTTTAAAAAAGCATTAAACTTTGCAAGTCCAGTAGCTAGTGTCGTTAATAAATCTGGCCCAGTTGCTAAAATGTTGGGTATGGAAAAGAAAAAAGCAGTTGCAAGACCTATGGATAGTGGTGTAGTAGACATGCTTAAAAAAGGCCAAGGTCAAAACGCACTTCAAGAAGGACAAGCCAGAGTAGCCCCCAAAAAAATGAGTAAAGGCGGTGCTATGCACAAAATGCCAGATGGAACCATGATGAAAGGTGCATCTCATAAAATGGGACACGGCGGTAAAGTTAAGAAAATGTCTCATGGTGGATCTGCTTCTAAACGTGCCGATGGTTGTGCAGTAAAAGGTAAGACCAAAGGAAGGGTGGTTTAGTCGTATGATGCCTTCTCGTGGAATGGGTAAGATTAAAAAGATGGCTTCAGGTGGGCAACCTAAGTCTAAGTCTAAGTCTAAAGTCAACGAAGCTGGCAATTACACCAAACCAGGACTACGCAAGCGTATCTTTAACAGTATTAAAGCCGGTGGTAAAGGTGGTGCTCCAGGTCAATGGAGTGCTCGAAAAGCTCAGATGTTAGCTAAAAGATACAAAGAAGCTGGTGGGGGCTACAAGTCATGATGAATAAAAATAGTAAAAGCAAAGTTAAAAAGGTAATTACGCAACTAAAAAAAGCATCGAATTCACACAAAAAACAATCTAAAGTTTTAAAGAAGCTTGTTGATAAAAAACAAAATGGCTCTCGCTAAATCACAGAAAAGTCTTAAGTCTTGGACGAAACAAAAATGGCGTACTAAAAGTGGTAAGCCATCAACCCAAGGTGCAAAAGCAACTGGAGAGCGGTATCTTCCAGAGAAAGCAATAAAAGCATTATCAGATAAAGAGTATGCAGCTACTACAAAGGCTAAGCGCAAAGCTAAAAAGTCTGGCAAGCAAGTTGCTAAACAACCTAAAAAAATTGCCAAGAAGGTAAGCAAATACAGGAAGGTAACATAATGCCAACTACTCCGGGTATTAAAACCCCTAGAAAACGTAAAGCGGTACCAAAGGTAGTAAAACCCGCTGCTACACACGTAGATACAATAACGCAGACTCAATCGCAATTAAACGCACATGAGAGGGAATGCGCAGCTAGGTATGATTCGGTTTTAGATAAATTAGGAGCGTTAGATAAACGTATATTTCGTATGGAAGCTTTACACATGGCTTCTATTATTGCTGTTATTGGGCTAGTTTTAGCTACACTTTTAAGGTAAATACCTTATGACTACATCAGGTACAAGTACATTTAACCTCGACCTTAATAACCTCGTAGAAGAGGCGTTTGAGCGTTGTGGTGCGGAGTTACGTACGGGATATGAAATGCGTACCGCTCGTAGGTCTCTAAACTTACTAACTATAGAATGGGCTAATCGTGGCATTAATTTATGGACGATCGATCAAGGTAGCATCGCACTTACGCAAGGCACTGGTACTTATAATCTTCCTATTGATACTATTGATCTGCTAGATAGCGTTATACGTACGGGCACTGGCACGAATCAAAACGACATAAACATCAGTAGAATTAGTTCTTCCACATACGCATCTATACCTAATAAGAACTCTCAGGGTAGACCGATCCAAGTATGGATAGACAGACAGTCTGGTGCAACAGAACCTACAACTGGGATAGCATACCCTACTATAAACGTCTGGCCTGTACCTAATAATGATAATTACACTTTTACGTACTGGAGATTACGTCGTATACAAGATGCTGGTAACGGGGTGAATACTGAAGATATTCCGTTTAGGTTCTTACCCTGTATGGTTGCGGGGCTAGCTTACTATTTATCGTTAAAGCTACCTGAAGCTATGAATAGAATTGAAATGTTAAAAATGGCGTACGAAGAACAATGGAACTTTGCTTCAACTGAGGACAGAGAAAAAGCCTCTCTAAGATTAGCTCCTCGACAGATGTTTTATTAAAGTTATATGGCTAATAAATTTGCTTCTGGCAAAAACGCGATAGCAGAATGTGATCGTTGCGGTTTTAGATACAAACTCAAGCAGTTAAAAGAGTTAACTATAAAAACCAAAAATGTTAACATTTTGGTGTGTCCTACTTGCTGGGAGCCAGATCAGCCACAGAATCAACTGGGTATGTATCCTGTAGATGACCCACAGGCGCTACGTAACCCAAGACCAGACAATAGCTTTCCCCAATCAAGAGATATACAATGGGGTTGGAACCCAGTAGGACTAGATAATCCACTGGAATTAAGTGGGCTTGAAAATTATTTAGAAGCCGATGGTGCAATAGGAACTGTAACAATTACAACTAGTTAAGGATTTACTATGAAAGATACAGGGAAATTTAAACAGCCTCAATCAGTGCCTGTACCAAATGTAGACGGGTACCCAAACAATGTAGCAAATACTCAGACACAAAAGACTCGTGGTACTGGTGCTGCTACAAAAGGAACCGGACATAGCAAAAAGATGGGCTAAATGGACTACAATACTTTATTTAAAACGATCCAAGGCTACGTTGAAAATACGTTCCCTAGTACGTCTGTAGGCGATCCTACTAACCTAGGTACGTTAACATCTTTTACTACTAAAGAGCAGATTGATACGTTTATACGTCAGGCTGAGCAACGGGTTTTTAACGTCGTTCAACTACCTGATTTACGTAAAAATGTTACAGGTAATCTGACTACAGACAATAAGTATTTAGGTATACCGTCGGATTGGCTATCTACGTTTTCATTAGCGGTTATTGCCGCCGATGGTAGTCAGGCGTTTCTTTTAAATAAAGACGTTAACTTTATGCGTGAGTCTTTCCCAGATCCAACAGCAACAGGTGTTCCGACGCATTATGCTATTTTTGATAACACCTCTTTTATTCTTGGGCCTACGCCAAATAGTAACTATGCAATGGAATTACATTACTTTTATTATCCACAGTCTATTGTAGACGCGGGGACATCTTATTTAGGAGATGATTTTGATTCTGTACTTCTGTACGGTTCTTTACTGGAAGCTGCTACCTTCATGAAATCAGAACCAGACGAGATTGTTAATTATCAGAAACGCTATGATGAAGCACTAGGATTAATTAAGATGCTTGGTGATGCTAAAAATCGTCAAGATATGTATAGAACCCCACAAGTAAGGTACCCAGTTAAATAATATGCAAACCGAAGAACTTTCTTTTTTATTAGGTGGAAATGGTATAACAGTAGCTACTACAAGTGGTCGAGGGTTTACACCTGAAGAAATAGCAGAACGGGCACTAGATAAAATTATTTCGGTGGGGTCACAATCCCATCCGGCTATTAGAGATCAAGCAGAAGCATTTAGAGCACAAATCAAACAAGTTCTAATTTTTTATTTAAACGAGGCTGTAAAGTCTCACAACGTAACTCTGGCTAACAAGCTCACCAACGCGGGTTATTCAGAACTTATATCAATCTTAGATTCATAAGGAGCCAATCATGGCAATTTCACAAGCAATGTGTACTTCTTTTAAAGCTGAACTTATGTTAGCTGTACACGATTTTCGTAACTCAACTGGAGATACATTTAAGTTAGCGCTTTATTCCTCTTCAGCTACAATCAACGCAAACACCACAGCCTATTCAGCTACTAACGAAGTTACAGGTACTAACTACAGCGCTGGTGGTGCAAACCTGACTAATACAGGTGTGGCTAAAACAGAAACTAGTGTGACCGCTGGTACTGGGTTTACAGACTTTAGTGACCTTACATTTTCCAATGTAACAGTTACAGCCCGTGGCGCACTTATTTACAACAATACGCCATCAGCTAACGGTATTAGTGGGGCAGTTCCTAACGCAGCAGTCGCGGTCTTAGATTTTGGTGGTGATAAGACTTCAACAGCTGGAGACTTTACAGTTATTTTCCCAACCAACGACGCGACAAACGCAATTATTAGAATTGCTTAAGTAATATGTCCGTAATTGCTTGGAACGAGTCTACTTGGAATAACGATAATGGGTGGGGAGGCACTCTCGTTGCCTCTGTATCTGTTACTGGAGTAGCTGCGACTTCAAGCGTTGGAAGCGGTAACATACAGCAGTCGATAAATGTAACGGTAACTGGTGTAACGGCAACTGTTTCAACAGATGATGTAGCGCTCGATACAGAAGGTAGGCACGGAGTAACAAGTGTTTCCGCTCTTGGAGTAGCAGGTGATTTAAGTGTTACAGGTATTGGGAACGTTACGTTAAGTGCAGTACCTGCAACAGCTACTTTAGGCACAGCAGTAGCTAGCATACCTAAATCTGTTACGGTTACTGGGTTAGGAGCTACATCTGCTCTTGGAGAAGACGCGGTATTATTACCCACTACATGGGGGTACAATACTTGGAATGGCTCTGATCAAGGTTGGGGTGGCTTTTTATTCGCTGATGTTTCTTTAACTGGGCTACAAGGTACTACTGAATTAGGCACAGCTACTCAGACAGGGCTTGCTAATGTAACGCTAATTGGAACACCACTTACAGCCTCTTTAAGTGGAGGGACACAAATTGAGGCGGGTGCAGATCATCCGGTTACTGGAGTTTCAGCTAGTGTATCTGTAGGTAGTGTAGTTGCATCAGCAGGTGCTAAAGGATCTCCAGCTGGTTTACAAGCCACCGCTAGTACGGGTGCGATAGGGTTTATAACTACTAACTTTATAAATACCACAGGCGTTTCGGCATCAAATGTGTTAGGAACGACTTCAGAAAGTGCAAACGCTTCTGTTACAATCACAGGAGTTTCAGCAACAATTTCCACAACCACTTCACTTGTTTGGAGTGATATAGACGATAATCAAACACCTAATTGGTTGCCCATAGCGGCCTAGGAGTAAAAAATGGCATCAACATATTCATCAAATCTTAAGTTACAACTGATGGGAACTGGTGACAACGCCGGGGCTTGGGGTAATGTAACTAACGTAAACTTAGGCACCGCGCTTGAAGAATCCATAGTGGGTTCAGCGGATGTGTCTTTTTCCAGCGCAGATGTAACGCTTAGCTTAACCGACGATAACGCTACACAACCAGCACGTAATTTAAGACTAAATCTAACAGGTACATCGGGGGGAGCACGTAATTTAATTGTTCCTGGTATAGAAAAACTGTACATAATTAATAATGGTTTAGCTGACGCTTGCACCGTTAAAGTATCTGGTCAGACAGGTGTAGCAGTACCCGCTGGTAAAACAATGTTCTTGTATAACAATAGTGCAGACGTTGTTAATGCTATGACTCATTTAGCTTCGCTGACGCTGACTACGGATCTCGCTATTGCTGATGGTGGTACCGGATCAAGTACTGCGTCTGCCGCAAGAACAGCATTGGGTGTTGCTATTGGCTCTGACGTACAGGCGTTCAATACTAACCTAGCAGCAATTAACCAAGCACTTACTACAACAAGTGATGTACAGTTTGATTCTTTTGGAGTAGGTACAGCAGCATCAGGTACAACTGGTGAGATACGAGCAACCAACGATGTAACTGCTTTTTACTCATCAGACCAAAGACTAAAAGAAAACATCACTAATATTGATAACGCAGTTGATATAGTAAAACAACTCAACGGAGTTCGATACGATTGGACAGAGGCTTACATTGAGTCTAAGGGTGGTGAAGACGGTACATTTGTACGTAAACAAGATATTGGTGTTATTGCGCAAGAAGTAGAAAAAGTATTTCCAGAAATTGTTGCTGAGAACTCTGGAGGGTACAAAGCCGTTAAATACGAAAGACTTGTAGCGGTACTAATTGAAGCTGTTAAAGAACTTTCAGATGAAGTCGAGAGGCTTAAAGGAGATAAATAATGGCATTACCCGCTTCAGGCCAGCTAGCCATATCTGAAATTGCTACTGAGTTTAGTGACTCACAACCTAACTCTATGAGTGATTTTTATAGAGGTGGTGGTTTAGTCCCTGACGCAGCTGGAAACTCTAATATACCTGAGTCAGGTGCTATTGCTATTGGGAATTTTTATAACGCTGCAAATCGTACTGCGTTAGCGCTTACAATTGCTAGTAGTGTGCAAAATTATGATGTATTTAGTAACGCTTCTGCTAACCCAGGGTATTCAGCAGGGGCAACTGACCTTACGCTTACAATTAATCCGGGGGTGTTAGTAGGATCATCAGCTACTAATACTTACGCAATGTTAGTTCCTAGTGGTTTTAATCCTGGAGACACAGTAACCATTATTAACAATGGAGTAGTTCAAGGTCGTGGCGGTAACGGTGGAAGTGCTCTCTCGCTCCCTACTACTGGCCCCGTTAGCCCTTTCTATGTCCCAAGCCCTCGAAGACAAGGGGGTGGCGGTAATCCTGGCGGAAGCGCTTTGTATGTAAATAGACCAACTACAATTGCTAATAATGGTGTTTTTGCTGGTGGCGGTGGCGGTGGCGGTGGAGGTTCCGCTATAATACGCCAAGCGCCTGCTGGCTCACCCAAGGCCCCATCATTTGCTAGTCGCTTTCTAAATGGTGGTGGCGGTGGCGGTGGCGCAGGATACTCTGGTGGCTCTGGTGGTAGCGCTGGTGGCGGTAACGGTGGTGCTGGAAGTTCTACAGGCGGTGGTGGTGGAGGCTCCGGTCAAACTGGGCCTAGTAGAAGTCCTAAAGGATTTTTTACAGCTAGTGCCGGTAACGGTGGCCCTGGTGGTGGTCGAGGGGCTGCTGGATCTTCCTCAAGCCCAACAAATCCGAGCTCTTCAATAGCGGCGGGTGGGGGAAGCGCAGGAAATTATGCAGTTGGAAACTCTTTAATTACTTGGTCAACTACAGGTACACGTCAAGGTGGCGTATCTTAAACAGAGGAAATTATGAACACTTTAAAAATGAAAATTGTAGGTTGGGAGGAAGAATCTAAATCCCTTCTTGTAAAATACGCTTCAGATGAAACAGCAAACGAAGATCCTGAAGCATATTTTGAGCTAGCGTATCAACCGCATACAATGTTTCCAGAAGCAACTACAGAAGAACAATTGCGAACAGCATTAGCGAAAGCTGGAATCTACGTTGCTGATCAACAGAAACTCAATGAAGACTTAAATGCGGACACCGCTAAACTAGATATGTATAAAAGTTTAGTTTCAGATACTGTCCATACTTACAATAGTAGTGATTTAGTAGAAGATACTTCTGGAGTGGTAGAAACGAGTACCCCAGAAGATGCTCCTTCTGAGGAGGTATAAACATGGATGTAAAACAAAAACCTTATAGAGCATTTGGGTGGGTTATTCTTCAAAATACCTACGAGGGTGTAACAACGTATTCATATGAGTATCCTAAAAATAGAGAGTGGTATAACCTTCTTTCGCAGGGTAGCGTAATTAACAATACATTTTCTGACGGAACAACGTTGCCGGACTATAAAGTTGGTGATTGGTTAACTCCAGCAGATATGGTAGAAAATATTGGCGGACATGGGGTATGCACTCATACGGCGGTAGATAATCCTATTTGGTGGTGCATCCCTAAAGAAGCAAATAATAACTACCTACCTACATGTGAAAAATGGTACCTTGCCGCGGGAGAGACTGAAAATCTACCACAAGATACAAAATTGTTTTTTTGTACTGGTACATTAGTAGTAGGAGATAAAACTATTACAAACCCTACCCAAATAAAAATAGTTTCAACCAATCAAACTTTTAACGCACATACTGATTGTTATGGAATTAAATTCATTTAATGATTCGGATATTATTTACGCAAAAAAACTTGATGTTAAATGTCCTGAAATAAAAAGTATTAATGATAGACCGCAAATTGAATCTTACGGTAAATTAAGAATATCTAAGTCCCCTAGTATTGTTAGGTGGCGTCTTGATGAATCAGATCAATTTATTAATCTATTTCCAAAACTAAAACCACACCTGTACAAGTCCGCGTTAACAAAAATTAGTTTATTAACGCCTCACGCTCACACTAATGAAAAAACTATAATTAATTTTTACTTTAACCCAAATCAAGAAGTTACTAGTTTTTGGGATGGTAACGAGTACATTAAAGATGATAGACTTACTATTGATAATGGTAATACTTACTATAACGTCAGGGCTGATAATCTCGAAGTTAAATATAGGTTTATAGCAAAACCTGGAGACGTTTGGATGTTAAACACCGCAAAAGCACATTCAGTTTTGCCAAATGCAGCTTTCGAATTAAATATGAAAAATAGTAAATTTAGAGCTAAAGAACTTGTTAACTATAATAAAACAATTACACGTACCGCAGTTCAACTTGCTTTCATGCAACCTATTGAGGAGATTTTAGATATACTTTATGGATAATTTTAAATATATTACGGAAGCAATATGTAAAGATACTTGTGCGCAACTAACTAAGTTTTTACAAGAATCAGCTGAAAACAATACAGCAATAAAAGATGAACAGTGCCCAAATAGTTTTTCTGTTTATCATCACCCCGTACTTGAGCAAGTGCTCGAAGAGTTTTTACCTAGGATGGAACAAGAAACAGGTAAAAAGCTGTTTCCAACGTATGCGTATGCTCGGTTCTATTTAGAGGGTGAAGACTTAGCTTGCCACACAGATAGAGAAGCTTGTGAGTACAGCGTAACAATTACACTAGGTCACGACGGTGAAGTATGGCCCTTATATATTGCTGATCCAGGCCAAGATACAGATTTAGGCATTAAAGGCCAAGTAGATGAAATATTCAGAGTAAAAAATCAAACCAAACTCGATATAGCTATTGGAGATGGGGTTATATATAAAGGGTGCGACGCACCACATTGGCGAGAAGCGCTTAAAGACGGATGGCAAACACAAATATTTTTACACTATGTAGATCAAAATGGCCCTTGCGCAGAGCAGAAGTACGATAAAAGACTTGCATTGTCTCATCATCAAAATTCGAAGGCAAACGAGGAAATAATTTATTGGTTTGCGCGCAATGCGATAGCCGATATTGCCTGTGAGCAGATGATACAGAAATTTGAACAAGTAGCTTTAGAACCCGCAGAGATCGGCTTACGTGATGATGAGAGTGCAGGTGTAGTTGAGAAAAATGTTAGAGATGTTGATAAGTTAAATATATCTCATGACGTTGGTATCGGTGCTACTTTAAGTGGTATAGGGTTAAATATGAATCAAAAAGCATGGAGGTTTAGTATAACAAATAGCAATCAAAGTGAGTATTTAAGATATAGCACCGAAGGACATTATGTAAGTCATGTGGATACATTTATGAGTCCAAACGCAAGTGAGTGTAGAAAATTAACAGTACTTGCGTTTTTAAATGATGATTTTGAGGGCGGTAAATTTTACTTGCAAATAGGTAAGGAAAAAACGTATCCAGATCAAGAAAAAGGCACCGTAATTGCGTTTCCTAGTTTTATGTTACATGGTGTTGAGCCTGTGACAAAAGGCATACGGCGCAGTATTGTCACTTGGTTAGTTGGCCCTTGGTTTAAATAATGATTATTTTTGATGACTTTCTTCCTAGTAGTAACCTAAAGAAAAACCTTACGAGTTCTAGCCTGTGGGACAATTTAAAACCAGGAGCACCGATTCAATGGGTTGACCACGACAAAAACCTATCAAATGCATTCGAACATTTATGCCATTTAGTTTGGAATGAGGTCGTTGGGATAAAACAAAATATTAATGGATGGGAGTATTGGACGCGACTAGTTACGCCCCTAAACGCTGATGGCCCAGCAGGCCCAGTTGGGTTTCATACAGATAATGACCTTGATGGGATAGTAGACTCAGAGGAAGAACAAAGGCTTGTTGATTCTGGGGAAATTAAAACAGCTGATTCTGGGTTTATATACTATGCGCATACAGAACCTTGTGTTGGAGGCTACTTAGAAATAAAAAGAGGTAATGGAGAACTTGAACGTATACAACCTGTGCCAAACAGATTAATCGTATTTACACCTAATGCGCAACATAGGGTTACTGAAGTAGTCAAAGGGTATAGACGCTCTATAATTTCTAACTTATGGAAGCAAAAACCAAGTAAATATGTTTAGTCCGCACTATAAATTATTAGCGTCTCAAGTTGCAATACATATTATTTGTATTGTAGGAATGATTGTTTTATGGGAGCCACAATGGTTATGGGCGTCAGCTATTGGTACTTTGCTTATAGGTAGTTATGGGGTAGGGATATACGAACACAGGTATCTTTCTCACAGATCATTTTGCTTTAACCTTAAACTAGAGCCAGTGTTAAATTTATTGGCAATTATGGCTTTGCAAGGCCCACCTATGGCTTGGGCTGCACATCACGTAGCGCATCATAGATACTCTGACAAAAATGGAGATCCTCATCCAGGAGCTAAAGGAATTAGTACTTGGTTTTGGTTAGGGTTAGGCGAACGTTTAAAAGTTGATGTAGGCACAATTCGTAGGCTTTCTAAGGTCAAAATGCACAAATTGTCTGCAAAGCATTACTTTAAGATATACTGGTCAATTATTATACTAAGTGCAATAATAGAGCCGCGTGTTACGATTTATTTTTTTGCATTTGCTGTTGTATACACATTCCATACGTCAAGCTTTACAAATGTAGTTTTACATAGGTTTGGGTACAGAAATTTTAATACTAAAGATACTTCTAAAAACTTACCAATACCAATTTTTTTAGAAAGTACTTACCATAACAATCATCATAACGATCCGTCAAACTACAATCAAGCGGTAAAATGGTATGAGATTGATTTTTATAAATATTTGGTAGATATAATTAAAGTTAGAGGTAAACAAAATGGCTAGTACATACAGCGCTTTAAAAATTCAGTTAATGACTACTGGAGAGAACCTTAATACTTGGGGGGTAGTAACTAATACTAACCTAGGTACCGCATTACAAGAAGCTATTGCTGGTAGCGCTGATGTTTCGTTCTCAAGTGGTGATGTTACTCTTACGTTATCTGACAGCAATGCTTCGCAGGCTGCTCGAAATATGAGGTTAAACCTTACAGGCACATCAGGTGGTGCGAGAAACTTAACTGTTCCCGCTATTGAAAAAATGTATGTTGTAAACAATGGATTAGCAGATGCTTGTACTGTAAAAGTGTCAGGTCAAAATGGTATAGCTGTACCAGCCGGTAAAACGATGTTGTTGTTTAACAACGGTACGGACGTAGTTGATGCAGTCACCCACTTATCTTCTTTAACTTTAACTACAGCATTACCTATTGCTAGTGGGGGTACAGGAGCCACTGCTACTACCGCAGCGAGGTCAAATTTAGGTCTTGAAATTGGTGCAGATGTCCAAAGCCATAGTGTTTATCTAGATGCTATAACTGCACTTGCTAGGTCTGATGGTAATTTTATTGTGGGTAACGGCACTACTTGGGTTTCAGAATCTGGCACTACAGCAAGAAATTCATTAGGCTTAGGTACGCTTGCAACTCAAGATTCAGACGGCGTATCAATTACTGGTGGTAGTATAACAGGAACAACAGTTAATTCAGTTACTGTGGGCAGTAATGCTGTAGGCGTTCGAACGCTATCTACTTCCGATGCGTCAGGCGGTTCTGATGGTGATATTCACTATAAATACTCTAACTAAGGTTTAGTATGACTGTATCAGTTAACGATAGTGGTACTTTTAGAGAAGCCCTGCAAATATTTGTTAATGACGGGGGCACTTGGAGAAATATAGAAAAAGTACAAGTCAATAACAATGGTACATGGCGTACGGTGTTTCCTGGAGCTTTAAACTTTTCTTCTGGAAGTGTTGGCGTTCAAACAGTAACCGTACCTGCTGGTTTGTTTGAACTATCTGTGAGTGTATACGCTGCTGGTGGAGGTGGTGGATCAGCTGTCCATACAGGAGACTTACATGGTGGTGGCGGTGGTGGCTCTGGAGGTTTTATAGTATCTCAAACTATAGCGGTTACCCCCGGAGAAGAACTTACGGTTAATATAGGTACTGGTGGTGCTGGAGGTTTTTACCCAGGGTTTCAAGCGGGTGGTAATGGTGGAGGTGCTGGAGGTACGACTAGTGTAGTAGCTGCTTCTGCTACTGTATCTGCAACTGGTGGCGGTGGCGGTGCTGCGGGTACTCCGGGTGCTGGTGGTGCCGGGGGATCCCCAAATGGTGTTAATGGTGCTACAGGTCAATCAGCTTCTCAAGGAGGTAACGGTGGCGCAGGTGGTCAAAACGGTACAGGCAATGGTAACGGTGGTAACGCTAATCGAGAAGCCAGTGGTAGTGTAGGTGCAAATGGGTTTGTAACAATAACAGGATCTTAACTATGAAAACTACATACGAAGCAAAAATTGTGGGAAAACTAACTGTTTGTAAACATGAAATAGAAATAGTGTGTGTTCATTGTGGTGATTCTGTAAGTAAGCATGAGGAAAGTACAGGCACTTGCACTAATTGTGGAAAACCTTGGAGTCCTCGACAATCAACCTCAGTGTGGGCTACATCAGTGCCACAAGCAGGGGCTAAGACTTTAGGAGAATGATATGCGTAAAATTAAAAATGTTTGTGTTTGGGTTTGGGTTAAAGTTAAACAGTTACTAACGTGGGCGGTATCTAAGTTTGTTGATGTATGCAAGTGTCAAAAATAAGGAGGCAATATGGCCCTACTTAACGCACTCATTGGCCCTGTTACAGGGCTTCTAGACAAATTTGTTGAAGATAAAGATCAGAAGGCAGCGCTAGCACATGAAATTTCGACGATGGCAGACAGGCATGCACAAGAACTTGCCCTTGCACAAGTTGAAGTCAATAAAGCGGAAGCAGCTAGTAGCTCTGTCTGGAAAGGTGGCTGGAGACCTTTTGTGGGTTGGGTGTGCGGCACTGCCTTTGCTTATCATTTTGTTATCCAACCTTTGGCTATTTTTGGTCTCGCTGCCTATGGTATGGAAGTACCTGAGCTACCAAATTTTGAAATGGGTCAGTTAATGACCGTGCTTATGGGTATGCTAGGTCTTGGTGGACTTCGCAGTTTTGAAAAAAGTAAAGGAGTGGCAAAATAATGGCACGCCTTAAACTAGACGCACCGCTTAGAACCAAGATAAAAAAGAAAACATCTATAGGGAGTTCTGTAAATTCTAGACCTCGCAGTAAATGCGATAAAAGGAGTTTTAAAAAGTATCGAGGGCAAGGAAAATGAGTTTTATGGAATTTTGGCCTGTTATATCAGGACTTATTGCTGTTGCTGCAATTGGCGTAGCATTTCGTGCAGAGATAACTATTAGAGTTAAAGTACTAGAAGACAAAGTAAAAATTTTATTTGACCTAATTAACAAAATAAAATAATTATGACCTTTAAATTATCTTTAAGAAGTGTAGATCGTCTAAAAGGTGTTGATGCCAAATTAATAGAAGTGGTTACAACAGCTATAAAATACACAAAAGTAGATTTTGGTGTTATTGAAGGGCTTAGAACTATAGAAAGACAGCAAGAGCTAGTTGATCGAGGCGCTAGTAAAACAATGAAAAGTAAGCATTTAAACGGCTCGGCTGTTGATCTTGTTGCTTACATAGGCCCAAGAGTGTCTTGGGAGTTAAATTTATACGATGACATAGCTGACGCTATGAAACAAGCGGCTACTGAACTAGGTGTTGCGGTTCGATGGGGAGGGTCTTGGACTACAAACAATATATGTGAATGGGGTGGTACTATGGAACAAGCGATGACCCACTACATAGATATACGTAGGTTAGCAAATAGAAGACCCTTTATTGATGGCCCTCATTTTGAATTGGTGTAAATATGGCATTTATAAAGTTAAAATTTAGGCCAGGATTAAATCGCAACGTAACTAATTACTCTAATGAGGGTGGTTGGTATGATGCGGATAAAGTGCGTTTTTTCTCAGGGTTTCCTCAGAAAATAGGTGGCTGGGTTAAACAAACAACCCAAGAGTTTAGCGGTGTTTGCCGCCAGATGATGAATTACGTCACTTCGTTTCTTGATAATCTTTTAGTACTAGGGACTAATTCTAATCTCTATATTGAAGTTGGCGGAATTATATACAACATCACTCCTATACGAGCTACCTACGGTACGACAGCTACTGACAACTGTTTCGCTACTACTAACGGGTCAAAAAATGTAACAGTGACCATTAACTCACATGGGGCTAATACGGGAGATACCGTGTCTTTTACAGGCGCTGTTGCTGTCGGTGGCGTACCTGCTATAGATTTAAACAAAGATCACATAGTTGACGTTATAGACGTAAACAGCTTTTTAATAACGGTAGCAACTTCTGCGAGTTCAAGTGTAGGCGCAGGTGGTGGAACATCTATAGCTGCTTTTTTTGAAATTACCCCTGGAAACAAATTACTAGTAGAAGGCTATGGTTGGGGTACAGGAACTTATGCCAGAGGTTTTTGGGGTCTTGGGTCTACAGTACCCGTTGATTTGCCACAACGTGATTGGTGGTTAGATAATTTTGATAATGACATTGTTGCTACCATACGTAATGGCCCTATTTACTATTGGGAACGAGGCTCAAATGCAGATGTGACCTCAGCGTTATCTACCCGTGCAGTGTTATTATCTTCTCTTAGCGGGGCTACGGATGTGCCTTTGCTAGCCATGCAGACGTTAGTTTCTCAGAACGATAAACACTTACTGGCTTTTGGTTGCACTCCATTTGGTGGAGGAGATCCTGACTTACTGCTTATACGTTGGTCTAATCAAGATGAACCAAAGAACTTTACTCCTGCTGTTACTAATAGCGCAGGATTTATAAGGGTTTCACGAGGATCGCGGATCGTACGGGCACTGGCTACTCGACAGGAAATACTGGTCTGGACTGAAGGTCAGCTGTATTCATTACAGTTCTTAGGCACTACTGATGTGTTTGGCTTGCAGGAATTAGCAGACAATATATCTATGTTATCTCCTCGTGGCTGTATAGCAGTTAATAACCAAGTGTATTGGATGGGGCATGACAAGTTCTAT